TGGAGTGATAGTTGGCATACTCCTTGGCGTAGTCCCTAGCCATACTAAACTAAAGATCCGATACCACCCGCTTCGCGCATTGCGATCTCACGATCCCTTTCATCTGGCACTACAGTTGGCGACATGGCCAGCTCCATAGTGCTTTCTGTTACGGAAGGTAATGTAAAACTGTCTATTTGACTAGCCAGGTTTGTATCAGGTAACAATTTACCCGCTATCTCTGAATTGGTTACTTCACGAAAAGCCTGTTCATTTGTTGCTGGAGTAGTAACTGAGGGTGTTGACTTTGAGTTTTGTGAAGGGATCCTTTCAATAGTATCTCCGGTTAAGCCTTCTGTTATAGCTCTTACTTCTTCCCTTATATCTGGGTTGAGCTCATAGATTTGGTATAAACGTCTTACATGTTGGCCCCAGCTTTGAGGATCATAAGCAGCTTTTTCTACACCTTCGGTCAGCCACTTCACAAATTGTTTGTTCGTTAAAAGATTAGCCGACATGTAAGGAGCAACTAAAGCACTCAATCCATATTCAAAACCTTCGGATCCAACTACAGATCCTAAACCGACGTCAGCCGCACCTATACCGAATATACCTAAAGCACCCATAACTCTAGCAGTACCGCTAGGATTCGCCATCTGATCGGCAGATTTACCGATTCGATCTATGGTTGTTACCAAAGCATCTAGCTCTGGTACTAAATCAGCATGCTCTGTGTTTTTAAATAAGGCTTCTTTTGCCTCTTTACTTAATCTGTTCCAATTCGTTATGAAAGTCCTGGGAGAAAAACCTTGTTCTGCAATGTACTCAGATCCTTCTTTTATTGCAGATTCACCTAACTCAGCAACACCGGCCATGCCAGGTGTAGGCAAACCCATACGGCCTAACATATAACCAGATATAACATTATATTCATCTGGATTCATCATCTGTCTAAGTTTCAAAAGATCTTCGCCACCATCTTTAGCGCCTCTTAAAACATAATTCAAAGCATCTGTAGATCTGGCCGCACCTTTATCAATTACGTTGTTTAAATAAGTTAATCCACCAGCTTTCCCTGTATTAGCTTTTACAAAAGCATTTGCAGCTTTGTACTTTTCCAACGCCATTGGATTATCAGATCTTGCAACTAAGTCATCAATGTCTCTCGTCACATATCCAACAAGCTCTTTAATTTTTTGTCCTGGAGCGTCTAGTTTTGCACCAGCAGCTTGAGCAGATCTTAAATTGTGCATGAGGCTTGACCTAAAAGATTTTAGTTGGTTGTAAGTCAACACACCATCCTTCGCATCTTTTACAACTTTTTCTGCCATTCTTAATGCCGGATTTACTGTGTCTGCACCTGTAGCAGTCGTACTCTGTGCAAGATATTTATTAATAAACTCAACTGTGCCTTTTGCTTCTGAAACCAAATTATCTGGCATAAATTCGTCTACTTCTCTGTATAACGAATCAACTTTATTGTCATACCTAACTCTGGCTTTTCTGGCGCCATCCATCAACTCTTCTGCTGCCTCAGATGTAGTTCTTACTCCACCATATTTTTCGGCTAATTCCCTGGAAAAATTATCCATTTGATTGATTACTTGAGCAGCGTTTTCGTGCATGATCTTAGTAGATGTTGGTGCTGCTGCTAACGCTTGTTCCATTAAATTGACAGTCGGATTAGCAGTTACCATGCCAGCCGATGGATCCGTAATGCCTACAGTTTCCATATTTTTCAAAGCAGTTGCAGAGTCTTTAGACATCCCGCCCATGGCGTATCTTATAGGTTGTCCGGCTACATATTTGACGCCCTGGACAACTTTATTAACCACAGGACCACCTACAGCATTTATCCCGGCTGTTGTGCCAAAATCAAAAAGCCTGTCAGCTCCAGATCTGTTGTCTTCGGTTTCTCCAAAAAAATCTAATATGCCTATGTATGCTTCTCTAGCAGCTGCGCTTCCCAAGCCTTCACCTACAACGACACCAGCAGCTATACCGCCAGGACCAGCTGGTGCTCCTATCGTAGCGCCTCCTATAGCACCACCTATAGCTCCGGCTGTTTCTGCTATCTCTGGACCTACATCTACGAAATCTCTTAGTCCTGGTACCGGAACACCAAACAATCTTAAATCTTCATCAAACAAAGTGAGCTGTCCTGTCTCTGGATTGGTATATACAAAGTTACCGAAACCAAACTTAGCTACCCCATTTTCCGGATCTATGGCTTGCACAGGAACCGCGTCAGGGTAAAAGTTTCTGAGTGTAGCTAATCTATCATCTTGCGACTGAGCGGCGCTTACCGAGGCCCTCACGTTGGCTGGTGCGCCTGTTTTTGTGTCTATGGATGCTAATAACCTTTCTTGTGCTATTTTGTCTAAAAGATCATCTTCATAAGATCCTTGTTCCTGGCTACCAGGTAACATGGAAAATAAAATATCGTTTTCTAAATTTTCAAATCCGTCCTTCATGGTTTTTCTACTCTAATAGTCCCCTTTCTTCTAACTTACGAGCCAGCTCTGGATCTGTTTTTGCTCTTTTTCTTAACTCTTCTAAGGCGTCATTGCTTGTGGGTGTACCGCCGCTTGCTTGTACTATTTTTTTAGTCCTGGTGTAAGCCTCACCCGCTTGGCCACGCATCGCAGCCAGGGCGTCTCTTCTGGCTTGCCTTTTGTTCATTAAAGTCTCAGGATCATCGCCGAATTGTGGAAAATAAGTCCTATCAATCCAATCGATTTCACTTTCGTTAATCACGGCACCCGTTTCTTGTCTCAGTTGTGCTGTGGAAAAATCTATTTTTGCTCTTTCGTATTGTTTGAATTTAGGTGAGTTAAGATAACGCTCTATTGCATCAGGCACTATGGGTAAATTACTCACAACCATGTCATAAACATTTACCGGATTAAAACCAGAATTTTCTAAGTCTTCAAGCTGTGCCACGGCATTTTCCATACGAACAGCAAAACCAGCTTGTTTCTTTTGTTCGCCCGTGAAAGGATCTTTGACCTTTTCCGTTCCCACGATGGGTTTTACTTCAAACTCTGGTACGACCTCTCTTATTGTAAATGCTTGTTCGCTCATTCTATGACCACCTCTTTACCATCTGGTCCTGTGTAGATTGGCCCACCTTTGGCATCTTTTCTGCCTGTATAAGTATATGTTTTACCACCTTGCTCTATTGTTTGTTGTGGCACTACCACTCCTTTACTTGCAAATATTGAATCAACATCAATACCAGGTATTGTTATAGTTTGTGCTCCTGTTTCAGTCTGTATAACAGATGTCTTTTCTTGTTTCGCTATAGCCACAGCTACCGCATATTCTGGTTGGCTTTTTAAAGCTGGATTTTTTTCTGCCTGGACAATGAATGAAAGGGCCTTACCAAGAGTTGAACTACCAAAGTCAGCTCCTTGTCCTTCCAAAGCCGCTTCAAATTGCATTTCTAATAATTCTTTGGATGTAGCTAATTGTTCTTGTCTTCTTGCTTCTACTTGTTGATAAGCCAACATAGAAAGCTCTTGTCTAATCTTATCTCTTTCCGCTTTTCTCTTCTGTGCCATTTCATTAAAAGACTGTAGGCCAGCAGTCAAACCGACTCCAAATCCTCCAGGAGCGGAAGCTCCGGCAACTAACCCAGCTCCTACTTCTGAGGCCAGGTCAAAAAAGTTTGCTTTTCTAGGTTGCGGAAACAAACCAGCCATTTGAGCTGCTTGTGCTTGCACATCTGCCGCTGTAACTGGTGCAGCTTGTACTGCGCCATATAGATTTAAAATATCCTGTGCATCTATGCTTGTAGGCGTAGTAGTCCCGGTGGGATCTCCGCCTGTAGCGAAGACATCTACTTGCTCAGGTATCTGTGCTCTCGTTATAGCCATTAGCCTCCTCCATATAAGTTACCTAGTGCTCCGAGAGTTGATAAACCGGTACCTATGCCCACTTGCATTGGGCTAGGCGGCGGTGCGAAGTCTGTCACAGTCTGGAACTGACCAGCTGGTGCCATACTTACGAATGGTGCTAACGCTTGATATTGAGCCAATGGTGCTTGTTGAGCTTGTAATTGGTTCCTTCTCTGTGCGTCTAGTTGTGCCTGTGTTAGAGCTTGTTGTTGTGTGCCCATGCCGTATAAGGATGCTATATCGGCTGCCTGAGCGCCTTGTGCTTGCGCTCCTAAACCTTGTAATGCAGATCCTAAACCAAACTGAGCAGCTTGTTCTCTTTGTGCTAACTGAGATTCCATACCACCCAATCCGGTTAATGCTCCAGCTAACGCTTGTTGTCCGCCGAACCTTTGAGCTCCTAATGCTCCTAGTGTCCCGGCTAATCCTTGTTGAGCTGCTAACTGATCCGCAGACAACCCTCTAAGCGTACCGCCTAGTTGTTGTTGAGCACCTAATCTGGAAGCCGATAATCCAGCCAAACCAGATGAAGCTGCTCTTTCTGCTGCCCTTTGTCTAGCAAACTCACTTAAACCCGTTCTCTGAGCCTCTGTGAAGCCTCTGGAGCGTATTCCAGCTATAGCTTCACCCAAACCTCTACCGAGAGCTTCTTGACGCTCAGAAGCGCCTAAACGAGCTCTGGAACCAAACGCTGACTCACCGCCTCTGGCTATATCACCAGCTCGCGCTGCAATGTCAGCTTGAGCTCCTTGTTCTAATACATCACTGATTGTTTGTTGTACGACACGATCCTCGAATGGATCAAAGAAAGCTGAGGTCAGAGAAGGATCATAAGCGCCTGTAGTGCCTCTTAATAAACGCTCTGATTCGCCCAATCTACCACCAAAGTCAGCTGTAGATCTTGCTGCTAATCTTCCAAGGCCACCTAGTCTTTGTCCAAACTGCCCTGTGGCTCCTCTGGATATTCTTTCTTGTTCAGATAAACCAGATGTTAAATCACCGAGTCCAGCTTGTGTGGCTCGTAAACCTTGTCCAGCAAAGCCTCTGGCTCTGCCAAATCCTTCACCCAATGCAGTTATGCCTCTACCTAATGCACCTTCCGCACCACTAATAAAACGATCTTGGATGCCGACACCTTGTCTGGCTAATTCTTGTGCTCTTAATTGATCTGGTGAAAAACCAGCTACTTGTTCCTCAATAACAACTGGCTTGCCTTCTTCATCAAAGAAAACCTTTTCGGCTGCTCGCATAGCTCCCGGTATAAATCCACCCTCACCGCCAATACCAAATAACAACTGTTCTGTTAAAGGATCTAATCCTGTAGCAACCTGTCTAACGCTAGGCACGAAAGGCATATCCTCTCTTGGTGCTGGAGGTGCCACTGGTGCTGGTAGGACTTCTGCCCCAGGACTAGGTGACGTAGTGCCTGGAACAGAAGTTGTTTGAGGGGTTTTTGTTGGAATCGATACATTAGGATCTAACATTGGGTTAGGTGCTGGTATTGGAGACACAGGTGTTATATCTTGTGGCATCCTTTCAATGGACATAAAATCGCTCCTTGGATCTTCTATAGTCAACTCTTGTAAATCAGGAACACTTACTGGCTGTGGTACTTGAGGTGTTATACCAGCTGCCGCCAAGTTAGCATTGACTTCTTCCATGTTTATTTCTGGTATTTCTACAGTTTGACCACCAGGCAAAGTGATAGTTTGTGTGGGAAGTACAGGTAAAATCGTAGGTAGTATTGGAGCTATACCGCCGATTTGCGGAGATAAGCCACCTATCTGTCTAGGCAAAGGCGTTTGTAATGGCTCGATAACAGGCAATCCTGGTTCTCTCAAGCGTTCAAGATTTCTTAATCTGCTTAATATAGACATATCTTATGAGGGTTGTGCTTGGCCGCTAAAGGTGTCCATAACCTTATACATAACGTCCATGCCTCTCTCCCTGTCCTCTTCTAAACTTGGTACTAAATTAATGATTCCACCTGGTTCTGTCTTCATTTCATAAGAACCGGCGCCCCTAACTGCTCTTGCTGTCATAACAAACTCGCCATCTGATAGCATAGCTGGTATATCGTCACTTTGTTCTGTCCCTGGACCATTTATATCGCCATCCATTCTTGGAAAGCTCCCAGGATCTAATTCACCGCCTTCTTGCATGGCTACGGCTCCGCCTTGTGCAAAGGCCATGATGCCACCGCGCATCATACCTCTAGCCATACCACCTTCTAATTCTTCTATAGCACCGCCCAAAGCCGCTTGTCTTGGTTGTCCGCCTGACAACACAGGCAAAGTGCCTTCTGGCAATAAACCAAACTCAACCGGGTTAGGTCGTGCTTGTCCCATTCTTCTGGCTATTTCAGCTTCTATGTTGTATCTGCCTGTTGGACTCATGGTTGTTAATGGTGTCAAAGCCACGCCTTTTTGTTTTTGTGCGTCTTCATAAGCTAACTTACCTAAACCAGCAGATAAAGCTCCAATCCCGGCTAATCCTAATGCTCCACCTAAGCCTCCACCGCCTCCGCCGCCGCCTAAAATGTTGCTTAAAAAACCACCTTTTTGTTGTACCGGATTGCCTTGCGCGTCATACAACTGTTGTTGTTGTCCGCCCAAACCTAAATTAGAGAATAAACCTCGTTCATCTTGTCCTGGTAAAATAAATTCGCCAAAACGTCCACCCAAACCACCACCCGTCATTTCACCGGTTTCTGGATTAAAATTAGGTGTTTGGAAAAAACCACCAATTCCTCTTCTTATGCTTGGGCCTAAATTACCCCCAAATATACCCTTAGCTCCCTCTGCTGGACTGAAAAACTTGCTTATACCGCCTCCAGCTCCACCCGCGCCACCAAACAAAGCAGATCCAGCGCCACCCAGGGCCGCACCTTTTAGTGCACCCTTGATTCCGCCACCACCAATAGCTCCTCCGATACCACCTATCAAGGCTGCTGAGGCACCACCAGTAAATGGAGCTGCGATCAAACCAGCGTAAGGCGCTACCTTTTTAACTACCTTTTTTAAACCTTTTGCGAGCTTCTTGAGGAAAAATTGTTGTAATCCGGTGCCAGGATTAAGTGTGCCGATACCACCAACTACCGCTTCTTCCGGGTTTATGCCCTCTGCTTTAAATTTATTTTCTACTGTCGTGGCAAACTTATCATCATCCAAAAACTCAGGAGGTAAGATAATTTCACCGAGACGAACGTGAGCAAGTTCAGTATCTTCTTCTAAACCTTGCGCTCTTAGCTCCTGAGCTAACGGGCCCAGAGGAGCGGACTCTAACGCTGCCTCTTGTTTGAGCAATCTATCTAATGTCTCTTGATCTTCTTCTGTAAATGCTTCTTCTTCTGGCATTTCTGTCATTTCTTGTGGTGTCACGTCAGCTCGGACTTGCATGGCTTGTTGTGCCAGTTTTTCTGCCTCTGACGTGGGTTGTGGTGCTTGTAGAAACCCTCTATTTGGCATAGCTCTTGGTTCTAATTTATATACTGCTCTTAAACTGTCTTCTAACGCGCTCATGGTGTACTCACTGTTACTGTTCCCAAACTCATTGTACCAGACAATCCAGTCAAGTAAGTTTGATGTTCGTATAGGTTCCTAAATTCAGTGCCATCAAACGCTTGGTGAACCTCTGTTGTAGAGTTAAATATAATCGCTCCGGTAGCAAATTGCAATTCGCTAATCTCCGTTGAATTAAAGACTTGTATCGCATCTGGATCTATAGATCCCAGGTTAATCTCTAATATTCTTACTAATCGGTTGAATGTGTCTGCGCTAACAGTTTGACCTTCGGCTACAGGAAGTCTTGTTTGAAGCAACTTACTCATCTACCTTCTACCAGATGGTTGTACTTCAACTCTTGTGTTTCCTAGCCTCCACTTGTAATTCTTTCTATCTATTTCAGTGTTGTCGTCGTCTGATTCAAACCGCAACACAAACTGTCTAGTGCGAGATCTTAAAGAACCAAAAGTGCTACTGGCTGTAATTTGCGTGGTTGAATCAGTGGATAGCGTTTGATTGCTAAAGTCTCTACGTTTTACAACGATATTGATAGCTGGATCCTGGCTAGTTCCTCTTTCATTTACAAACAGAATGTCTGGCAAAATTCTCTTTAAGAAAACAAAATTATCGCCATCAGCTATATCAATGTCAGCAGATTCTATAAACACGCCATCCATAGATCCTGTATCGTTATTAAACCCTTTTTCATGTTCGTATATGTATTTAGTAGACGAGTCTTCACCAGCTGCTAATGGTTTATTTAACACACCAGCGGCCAACCAAGCGTATCGTTCTAAAGATCCTATACTCCAACTGTCTTCCTCGTAATTGTAAATGACGTATCTTGATATTTCATTGCCATTGTCTGTCAATGAAGGATAAAAAAACCAAACCTCGGAAAACTCTTCGTTCAATCCAGCAAAACATTTAAAGGCCTGAGATTCATCAAGATCTGAAAAAACATAGTCTTGCACCGAACAAGGGAGTTTTTGCACAGAGCCGTTGTAAAAATAAAATCCTTTTTTAGACATGAAAAACACACCTTTTGGACTATTGACAGCTGCTTTAGGTCCTAGCAGTCCAGCACCTTCATTAATCAAGTTAATCGCAAAAGTTAATGGTGGACCAATAAAGTTCATTGAATACAGTGAAGTATCTGTCCAGATAAGCACTTCTTGTCTGGCTTTAATCCCTCCCACTATGGAAGAACCAGAAGATAAGCGTAAAGATCCAGCAGTATTTGTGCTTAATGGCTCAAACTCTAAAGCGTTTTCTTGATCGCTAAAAGCCACCAACATAGGATCTATGACTCCTGATCTGGCGCTACTTTCTATAGGATCTGCGCCTAATACTATCAAGTGCCTATCTGTTTCAGATGTTAATACTTGTAAACCTTGTGTGGGCACTAAATTTGCCCCGGACACTGTTGATAATTTGACAGCTCTGGTTGATACACCATCATTCTCCACCCACCTGTAAATACTACCGCCTCTTGGATTTATTATGAGATCTTCACCAAAGTTGTCGTGTGTCCATAATCGTAATTGATTGGTGTCAGATAGAGAGGTTGCAGAACCCCAACCACCAGCTCCCCATGTGCCAACACCCCAACCCGTAGATTCTACATACACGTCCAAACCAGAGTTTACCTGGTAAGCGGCGTCAGTTGCAGATCCACCATTACCAGAATCACTTGCGTTTGCTGTAACTGTAGATCCAGAAGTGTCTTTTGCTGTTATTTCGTATGTGTTAGTGCCAGTAACTAGGTTAATTTGATATTCTTGATTTAAAACCGCCGCTGTTACATTACCTCCTAACGACACAGCGCTAGAGAAGGTAACAAAATCACCATTTACTGCGCCATGACTGGCATCCGTTACTGTAAGAGTAGAAGAACCATTAGTGGCGGCAAACGTAGCTGCGTTTGTCGTGTTTTTTCGTATTGGTGTTATGTCGTTATAAGCGCCACCCTCTTCTATGTAGTATTTATTAGTAGTTCCAATACCTAGATACTTTGCGCCTCCTAAAGAAATCCAGGAGTGTAGAGCTCTTGCAGAGCCTATGATTGAAGAGGGTGAAAACTTTTCCCATCCGCCTATTTTTTCGACACGTCCTTTTCTAAAACGTATCTTATCGCCGTCTACCCAACCACCTTCGTTGGAATAGTCGGTTTCCTCTTTATTGATTCCGGGTTTAAAATTTAGTTTGGTTAGAGGCATAGTTAGATTCTAACATATCCTAATGCACTCTAAGCCAATCTGATAATGGCTCCAGTTGCAGTTGCAGCTGGAAACACAATCGTAAAATCGCCAGCCGTTGAGGTCTTATCACCACCAAAATCTATCGCCGCTATAGCTTTGTTAGAGTTGGACGTGTTGTAAAGTAAGCATCCTCTAGCCGTTATAGTGGCTGTACCAAAAGTAAGATCCGCAAAATCAACTATTGCTGTAGTACCAGATGTAGTAGGCGTTACGTTTGTTAATGCACTACCTCCAGAACTATAGTTAGTTCCTGTGGCTTGCCCTGTGGTCACAAACGCAGTTGTTCCCGCTCCCAAAGTTGCAGAGCTTGTATAAAGCGCTAGTTTGATGCTATCAGCACCATTAGTAAGATTATGCCCCTCAACAAGTAACTCTTGTTTGAAGCTCGTACATATTGCAGATGTAATTGCCATTATAGCTCCTTCAATATTTTAGCCATGTCTTCATGGCCTTGTTCTCTTAGTATATTCGAGTAAGTCGTATTTTGCGACTTAATCGCGTTCTTCATAGAATACAAGATTACAGTATAAACTTGATTTTGAAAAGCTAACGCTTGTTGTTTGATATGTTCTGGCGCATTGTCCGATATGCTTACAATCTTCTTTGTAGCTTGTGCTGCCCAAAATTCTGGATCGTGACCTTTATTTTCTGTTGAATGTACTTCAATATTTCCAAGTACAAAATCTCCTTTAGCGCTCATAACTACCCCTTATATGGTTCTGGTGGTACAACATCCTCATTTATTTTTAAACCATATTGTTCAAGTTGTTCGTTTATTTCATCGAAAGGCCCAATAATAAATCTGCCTTCATGCGGCACTGCAACCAATGGTTTATCTAATCTATGAAAACCATAGAGTTTTTCTGTGGCTGGCACGTTTGAATCTAATACTGTAGATCTGCCACTAATACCTACAATAATATCTTCACTCATGCACTTACTAATCCAAAACTCTACACAAGCTCTACCCGCTTCTGCAAAGTGCATGTTTTGTTTATATGAAAAATCTATGCCAAAAAGATCTATGCGACCAACTTTGTTATACAAAGCATAAGCTATAGCAAAAGCCACTGTAGTGTTCATATAAGCGCATTTGGTAGCGTTACAGACTTCCTCAACAGGGTACCTTACAGGGTTTTTTATCCTGGGATCTTCTTCGCAAGTATAAATAGGCACATCTGACTCAGACATAAGTTTTATCATGGCATTTGTCTGTTTGCCGGCATCGTCTGAATCAAAAAACCTACTAGCTGGATCTAATGCAAAGATTCTATCAGCTGGATAAACTAAACCAGCCGAGTTTATACACCATATTTCGTCCCACTCTCTGGAGTTTTCTAAACCTATTGCAAAATCTACCTGTGACACACCCAGGCCAATTATTGCTACTGTTTTCCCTTCTAAATGTTCTAGTACCATTAAGTCACGCTAGAGCGGACTGAATCGTATCTATACTCGTCGCGTGTGCCACGACCTTCTGATGTATTTTTCATACGAGCTATCGCCTCCTTAAATCGCCCCTCTAGCTGGGCAACGACTTCGGCCGGCTCTTTGAGAAAGATTGCTCCCTCAACTAAAGCTCCATACAACAAAGCATCTGCATAATCCGTAGATAAAAATGTTGTACCACTGTCACTACCACTGGTTAGAGAAGTTGGTTTGTTTAGATAATGTACTTCTACTGTATAGTTTGCATCCGGGATCGGTGAAACTTCAAACGCAGTATCATCAAATAAAGAATAATATTTAGGGGTTCCCTGGGTTGTACCAGGAGAAAACTCTTTTATAAACGAGGGATGTTTGAAATCCAAATAATCGTAAGTGTTAGAGTTAATGATCGCTATGCTCATGGACGCATAAAAGTCGGACGGCGTAGCCAAGAATCTGTTACCGCTTGTTAAAGTTCCCTGTACGTTTTTTCTTTGCTCTGGTAATTGAACAAAAGAGAATATTCTGTCCTCTGACTCTTTAATAAACGTATTAAGTTGATTAGTAAAGGTCGTCTCTGACACCTCAAGATAATCTTGTATGGCTGTTTTTAATGTTGCTAATGTAAAACTCATGTTGTAACTGTAACCTCACCGACTGCTGACGTGATAGAAAATGTATCTAACACTGCTCCAAGTTTGCCATCACCCACGTTAGTATAAACCAAAAAGACTGAATTATCGTCGTCCACATCTGGTCTTGCATTTTTAACAGCCTGGGGATCTTGGGGAGCTGGTTTTGGCATGAGCTGTGGATGTTTTGCATCCCACTGATCTGGACCTACCAATAAACCATCCCAGGTCTTACGCATGTCTTTGAGCTTATATCTAAACCCTGTTATATCGCAGATTCCGTAGGAATATTTACCAGATGCAAAAGCCATTACGCGTTGTTATAACTCCTTAAACTTGGTGATACTTTGAAAGATGCTCTGTCTTCATCTTGTGATAAGGCCCTTTGAAACTCATCTTCGTAAATGGCCTTTAGAGCGTTTGTTCTTTCTGGTGCTCGCTTCATTGATATGTAGTAAGCGAGGCCAGCTGCCAAACAAGGGTAAAACCGGAACGGCAGATCCAATGTATTTGCGCCCGCATCTGCATCGTCCATCCTCGTAAGTACGTTCATGTGTACTGTATAGGTGCTATTTTTATCTGGAGCTGGCCAAACTGATATTGTCGGTGTAAGTTGTTTGTTTATAAAAAACTGATTAGGTTTACCTGTAGTTGATTTAGTGGTTATGTGTGCATACTCAGCTCTACTTAGCCTGGTCATTGGTATGTCTGTGGTTTCTGAGCTGACTGTTTCTCTAATAAACACATCTAGGACATCTATTGGAGCTGTTCCATTAGTGCTGTCAATATCATAAGTCTTTGTATCTTTAACCATGGTCACAGTCTTCTCTGTGATGGTCCATTGGTTAAGGCCTCTATTGGCCCACTCAGCCAACATCAAATTGAGACTTCTATTAGCAGATTTCAAATCATAGCCAGTTCTTAACTCCAATCCGCAACGCTCAAAAGCCTCTTCTACATAGTCTGCTACGTCTAGCTCAAAATTTTTACTTCCGGATGTTGCCATTAGTCTTTTTCTACTCCATCGCTATACAAATTGTTGAAGGTTATATTTGGATCCATATAACTTTCATGTCCTTCTGCTGAGTGTACCCATTGAC